GTGATTGCGGGTGTGTTGTTGGGGCCAGGCTTTGCCGGTGAACTGGTCAAAAAGGTACTAGGACTCTGAGAACGATGTGGACCCCATATCCTTGTGCCTCATGGCTGCCGGTATCTGCAAGCAGATTCAGGCTGGATGTGATTTGTATCGTTCCGCAAAAACGCAATTCGTAGAAATAAAAGCCACCGCCGATCAGGTGATGGAAATTGGCAAGGAGGTGCAAGGGTTTTGGAAGAAGTTAATGCAATTCTTCACAAGCAAATCCACACCACATCAGCAACAAACTGCAAAGCCAGCAGCCAAGAAAAAAGAGAAGTTTGTCGCGGCTGATGAAGAGCAGATTTTAAATTCAGTCGTAGACCAGCTCATTCAGTTTTTCCACCTCCAGCAACAACTCGCAGACCACATCCGCGAGGAAGAGGAAAAATCCAGAACAGTCTACGATCCAACTCAAAATCATTTCGAGGCGGCGATCAAGCGCGTGAGAGCGCAAGATCAGATGCAGAAGTTGGTGGAAGATATACGCATGGCGATGACTTGGAATGCGCCACCGGAACTTGGTGCGCTGTACAGCAAGGTTTTCGAGATGCGTGACATTGTTGGTGCGGAACAGGAGGCGGCAAGGCTGGCACAGGAACAGCGGGAAAAGAGGGCAAGATGGCAACGGCAGCAAAGGGAGTCAAGCCAAAGGCTAAAAGCGGGACTAAGCGTCCTGACCCTTATTCTTATCCTGTACCTGTGGACATGGTTCGTGTGGCTGAGTCAAGCGAGGATGTTGTGATGAGCGCCTTGGGGTGGATATTTGCGGTGATATTGGTGGCGCTGATGTTGCCCTTGCTCGCATTCCTGTACCTAGATGTGCTGACACAAAAGGCTGAGGTGAAACAGCAGACCGAAAAAGTGGAAAAATTGCGTAGAGAGATTGAAAGGACAAAGCGTGACAAGACTCCTGATTCCATTACTGACAATCCTGTTTTTGACAGGGTGCGAAGACCGTTTTAGGTATCCATGCCAAGACCCGAAGAATTGGGGGAATGAAGAGTGCAAGCCTCCGATCTGCACCGCCACTGCGACTTGTCCCGAACAACTTGTTAAACCCGAACCGGAGAAGAAGTAATGCCAACTATCGTGATGAATAAATCAAATCGCATGACTGCCGAAGAGATCGAGGTCAGAATTTGGGCATTTGTGATTTTCTGTTTGATGCTGATTCTGTTGGGGTCAATGGCCATGTTTTTATACTCAGTTTCGTTCGTAACTCAACCGATGAGTGGCCTTGCGCCCATAGACCGTGTATATACGCAACAAATTTCAACCATCATGGTTTTCATCACTGGCGTGCTCGGTGGTGTTGCAGGCCGTTCTGCTGTCTCGGCCAGCGCCAAGGCGATTGCCAAGGCCGATGCAGACGCTGACAGCGAGCCGCCAGCGCCATGAGTTTGCTTAACCCTTGGGTGATCCTTGGCTTTGTCTTGGCCATGCTGTCTGCCTTTGGCGGTGGCTACTACAAGGGAAAGGATGCTGAGTATCAGCGCCAGCAGTTGGAGATTGCCGCGCTCAACGCCAAGGCGAGGGAAACTGAGCAGGCCATGTCCAAGGTGGCGCAAACTTATGGTGAAACATTACGAAAGGCGAACAATGCTGCAAAGGTTAAAGAAAACAAGTTGCGTAGCGATATTGTTGCTGGCACTCTCAGCCTGCGGATTCCTGTCAAAGCGCCCACCTGCCCAGCCGTACAAGCCACCGGAGATGCCGCCCCTGCCAGCGGAAGTGACAGCGGAACAGCATCAGCCGAACTTGACCGACAGACTGCTGATGCTCTTATCGCCATCACAGCCGAAGGAGATGCCGCCATCCGCAAGCTCAACACCTGCATCCAAACCTACGAACAAATGAGGACCATGAAATGAATCTGTCACCAAGTTTTACCCTTGAAGAGTTAACGCATACCGATCACCGCGAGTTTGACAATATGCCAAATGATGAGGAATTGGCAAACCTGTACCGTTTGGCTGAATTCTTGGAACAGGTCAAGGTTGTGATTGGAGGTAAACCGATCATCGTGAATAGTGCATTCCGCAGTGCGGAAGTTAATAAGGCAGTTGGATCAAGCGACAAATCACAGCATCGTCGGGGCTGCGCCGCCGATATCCGAGTGCCAGGCATGACACCAGATGAAGTAGTCAAAGCAATCATTGCATCTGATCTGGGATATGACCAAGTTATTCGTGAGTTTGATCGCTGGACTCATGTCAGCATTCCAAACACTGAGGATGCCAATCCTCGCGCCATGGCTTTGATCATTGATAAGACCGGCACAAGAGCGTTTGCATAATGGCCACAAACCTCGATCAGCAGATCACGACACCGGCGCCGCCAAACCTTGGTGCGCCAACTCAAGTCTATGAGGAGAGGTTTTTCACGCAATCCTTTGGCGGCCTGAATGTCTACTTCAACAAGCTCACAGCACTGTTTTCAGCGTTGTTCGGCAGGCGTGGTGGCAAGTGGATCAACAATCCCTATGGCGCGTTCCAAGACACCACAGATCAGACGGCTACGGCCAACACCGCCACCGTGATGACATTCAACACCACCGACTTCAGCAATGGCGTGTCAGTGGTGACAAGTGGCGGTAAGGCATCCAGATTGACCGTGGCGCAGGCTGGCATCTACAACTTGCAATTCAGCGCACAGTTTGAAAATTCAGACACACAAGAACATGATGCCAGCATCTGGTTGCGTCAGGATGCGTCTGGCGCCGGAACTGATATTCCAGGATCGACTGGCTTTGTAGGCATCCCAAGTAAACATGGCGGCATCAATGGCCACATCATTGCTGGCTGGAATTATTTTGTGACGCTAGATGCCAATGATTTTGTAGAAATCTGGTGGTCAACTCCAAATACTGCAGTGACGATTCAAGCCTATCCAGCAGGCACATCGCCCACCAGACCGACAACAGCATCAGTGGTGGCCACTCTCACATTCGTGTCCAATCTGTCCACAGAAACAGCATAATTAAGCCATGGCACTCATACCTCTCAAAATACCTCCAGGCGTGTACCGTAACGGTACTGAGTATCAGTCTGCCGGACGCTGGTATGACGCAAACCTTGTACGCTGGTTTGAGAACACGCTCAGACCAATTGGCGGCTGGCGAAAAAAGTCAAACAGTCAAATGACCGGCTCATGCCGAGGCTTGCTGACATGGCGAGATAACAGCGGAGATCGCTGGATTGCCGCCGGTACACATTCCAAGCTCTACGCCATGAATGAGGCGGGAACGCTGAAGGACATCACGCCATCAGGATTCACTGCTGGTCAGGCCAATGCCACCATCAAAACAGGCTATGGTTACTCAACTTATGGCAATTATGCCTATGGTGTGGCGCGTCCAGATAATGGATCAGTATTGCCTGCCACCACATGGAGTTTGGACACTTGGGGCGAATATCTGGTTGCCTGTTCCGACTCTGATGGCAAACTGTACGAATGGCAGTTAGGATTTTCAACGCCAACCTTGGCGGCGGCCATCACCAACGCGCCAACAGGTTGTGCGGCTGTATTGTCCACCGCAGAGCGATTTCTGTTTGCTCTGGGCGCATCTGACAATCCGCGTCTGGTCAAGTGGTGCGATCAAGAGGACAACACGACTTGGACGGCGGCGGCCAACAATCAGGCCGGTGATTTTGAGTTGCAGACCGCCGGCGCTCTGAAGGCTGGAAAGCGCGTCAGAGGTATCAATTTGCTGTTTACTGACATTGATGTGCATACCGCAAGTTATGTCGGCCTGCCCTATGTTTATTCGTTTGAGAAGGCTGGGTCAGGTTGTGGCGTGATTTCAAGCCAAGCAATTGCCGCCATTGACACTGCCGCCATGTGGATGAGCAAATCAGGCTTTTGGATGTTTGATGGATATGTCAAACCATTGCCTTGCGATGTCTCTGACTATGTATTCCAGAACATGAATTACAACCAGAGCAGCAAGGTTTACGCGGTTCACAACAGCAAATACGGCGAAATCTGGTGGTATTACCCATCGAGCGCCAGCAACGAAGTCGATTCCTATGTGACTTACAACTACCGTGAAAGCCACTGGAATATCGGCACAATGGCTCGCACCGCAGGCACTGACAGGGGTGTATTCCTGAATCCTTTGATGGTGTCAACTGATAGCTACATCTACGAGCACGAAGTTGGCTATGCCTACGATGGCGGCTCGGTCTATGCCGAGTCTGGACCGTATGAGATTGGTGTCGGAGAGAACATCATGTCGGTGCGTCAGGTGATACCAGACGAGCAGACGCTGGGCGAGGTACAAATCAGTTTCAAGTCGCGGATGTATCCGACTTCCACTGAAACAAGCCATGGACCGTATCCAGCGGCACAGCCAACAGATGTGCGGTTTTCTGGCCGTCAGGTCAAGATCAAGTATACCGGCGCAGTCTTGGAGGATTGGCGAGTGGGCGTTAACAGGTTTGATGTTGTGCCGATGGGTAAGCGTTGAGTGACGAGGAAGACTTTGAGAGGCTGCGCCATCATGTGGCTGCGGCACTAGAATACTCCGGAGGAACTCATAAAGTTGAGGATATTGCTGAGGGGATTCGCGCGGGACGGTTTCAATTCTGGCCAGGCCGCGACTCAGCAGTGGTGACAGAGATCATTGTCTACCCACAGTTAAAGGACTTGCACTATTTCCTTGCTGGTGGCGACCTAGATGAACTCCGATTGATGCGACCTTTGATCGAACAATGGGGTAAGAGCATAGGTTGCAGCCGAGTGTCTCTCGCTGGCCGTAAAGGTTGGGAGAGGACATTCTTGAAGGATGAAGGTTACGAACCGAAATGGTTCATTCTGTGCAAGGACTTATAAATGGCAAACGAAGATTATTTAGCAAGCGGTGGCTGGACATCATTACCGCCACCAGTACAGCCGACAGGTTTGCTGTCAACTGGTTTGACTCCATATCAAAAAGCCATGGCGCAGATGCAGGAATATCAGGCCACCAGCAACCCACAACTGTATTCATTGCTCGGAACTTCTGGCGGCTATAAGCCAGGTATTTTCAGCCAGCGTAGTGCATCAGGTTTGCTTGGCCAATTGGGTGGCATCACTGATATTCGTGGCGGTGGTGGCGCCAGAAGTCCAGCAGAACAAGCTCGCATCAATGCATTTTTTGATGCAATGACACCTCAAGAACTTGCAGAATTCCAGCAAAAAAATGCTGATGTGATCAATATGATTCTTGGTCCAAAATTATTGATGATGGCTTATGACGCAATCACAGGTAAAAATGAGCCAACCATGGTTGAAGGAACTTATACGCCACCAGCACAGATTGTCAATGCAATGGGCGGTATGGGTGGATATAAACCAAGTTTGTTTTCACCAACAGTGACTCCAGTTGTAACTGTTGGTGAAGGTTCAGCAGTTACTACTGGTGATGGCATTACATCCCCATCAGTAACAATAACACCACTTTCTTCTGCTGGCGGTGGTGGTGGAACTGTTTCTTCTGGAGGTGTTAGCGCAAGCAGTGGCAGTCCTATGGGTGGCATTGCAAGCTCTGGAACATCTGGACAAGCTGCTGCCGCCAATGCGGCTGCGGCAGCAGCCGCTGCAGCCGGTGTTGGTACTGGAGGAGTCAGTACAAGCAGTGGTAGCCCTATGGGTGGTATTTCATCAGGTGGTGGAAGTGCTGCAAGTGGTGGTACTGGTGGTGGAAGTGGAGGCACTGGCTGCTGTTTCATCATGCTGGAGGCTAGATACGGTGACGGCACAATGGATGCAGTTGTTCGCAGATACCGCGATGAGAAGATCACAGACCGCAACAAGCGCGGCTATTACAAGTTGGCCGAAGTATTCGTGCCACTGATGCGCGAATCCAGATTATTCAAATTCATGGTGGCAAAGACATTTGCCGATCCTCTGGTTTCTTATGGCAAATGGCACTATGGCCAAAACCGTCATGGCTGGATATTCAAACCAGTTGAGAGATTCTGGATGAAGATTTTCAATGTATTGGGCAATGACACGAAATTCATTCGTGAAAATGGCGAAACGGTTTAAGGAGTAAGCAACATGAGTAAAGGCGGCACAAGCGTAAGCACCACCAGCATTGATCCAGAATTAAAGACTGCGTATTTGCAGAATCTGGAACAAGCCAGAAGTGTGGCGGCAGGATTGCCTGTCCAGCAATTTGCTGGATTCAATCCCATGTACAAGGCCGGAGAAGAGGCCGCATACAACATTGGTCTGACTCCATTCAATGCTCAAAGCATTCAGGAATTCCAGAATCCTTATGAGCAACAAGTCATTCAAGGCACACTCGGCGACATTGAGCAAGCCAGACAGATGCAGGCTTTGCGTGACGCGCAACAAGCTACACAGGCCAAGGCATTCGGCGGCTCGCGCTACGGTGTGCAGGCCGCGCTGACAAACCAAGGCGCGTTGCAGACCGCCGCCAAGACTGCCGCGCAAATGCGTCAACAGGGTTACGGCCAAGCCGCACAGTTGGCGCAGGCAGCGCGTGGCATGAATCTGCAAGGCGCTCAGACAGCAATGCAGTTGGGCGGTGCGCGTCAGCAGTTGGAACAGGCTCAGTTGGATGCGGCACGCAATCAGGCTTTGCAACAGTTGCAAGTGGCATCTGGCGGTTTGAGTCTGAGCCTGCCAAATTTGGGTGGCACAACTCAGACACCGTATTACAGGAATCCAGCAATCAGTGGTCTTGGTGGCGCTTTGATGGGTGCTCAACTTGGAAATATCACAGGCGTGGGCGCTGGAATCGGCGCTCTCGGTGGCGGCTTACTTGGAATCATGTAAGGTAAATCATGGCAGACGATTTAACACAACCATTTGTTTTTGAACCAATGAAGTCTGGTGGCGGTGGATTCACCCCATCAGGCTTTGGTGGATTGCTGTTTGGCGGTGGCGGTTCTGCGCTTGATGAATATCTGACCGAAGATCAGAAGCGTCAAATGCAACAACAAGCCATGCTGCAAGCCGCTGCCGCGTTGTTGCAAGCCGGTGGCCGTAGTGCTACGCCAATTTCACTTGGTCAGGCATTGGGCAGTGCGTTTCAGGCTGGCTCTGCCGGTTATCAGCAAGCGCAACAAGGTGCATTGGCGCAGTTACTCACCAAGCAGAAGTTGGATGAGGCAAAGAGAGCGCAGGCGGCTCAAGAGTCATATCAAAAATTCATCATGGGTCAGCCATCAGAAGGACAAACAATCACGCCAGAGCAAGCCATTTCAGTGCCTGGCATGGCTGCTGGTCCAACTGTTGAGCGTGCCGCATTGATTGGTCAGACCATGCCGAGTGTCACTCCAACTGGTGGCGCTGCACTGACTCAACAGCAACGCGCATTGCTTGCATCTTTGCCTGCTGAAAAAGGTATTCCAGAGGCATTGAAATTGATGCAGCCACAGGAAGTAACTGGCCAACCGTTCAGGGCTTCTGATGGAAAATTTTATATTCAGACTAAAACTGGCGGTGTAATTCCTGCGCCAGTTACACCTGAGACAAAGCCAACAGGACAACCTCAAGAGGTAATGATTGGTGGGCAACCCGCATTGGTGCAATATTACGAGGATGGTAGTTACAAAGTTGTGTCTGGCGTATCTCCAAAGGCAGAGGCATCACCTACTGAAGTCAGACTATTGCAGGCCGCCAGAATGCCAATCACCATGGAAAACATCATGGCGATTCGCAGATCAGCCGCAAGCAATGTGAATGTTACTCAAAACGCAGAAAAGAAAGGCGTTGAACTTGCGTATGAAAATGCTGTCAAACAATTGACTGCATCAGCAGATTCTGCGAGATCAGCAAATAGTACATTGCAAAATATTGAAAGAATATTGCCTGCACTTGATACCGCCATTGTTGGTCCAGCCGCAGATACAAGAACAACTTTGTTAAGAATTGGCAAGCAATTAAATATTGCTGGAGAAAATGCAGATCAGATTCTTAGAAATACAGCGACTGTTGTTCAAGGATTAGCGCAACAAGAACTTTCTGCCGCCGAACAAATGCGTGGACAAGGCGCATTGACTGAAGGTGAGAGAGCAATTTTGCGCCGTGCTGCTGGTGGCGATCAAAGTTTGACATCAGGAGAATTGCAACAAGGATTGATGGCGGCTCAACGCTTGGCAAGATTAAGAATTGCTGGTCATCAACAAACATTGCAAACTGCTGTTAAAGCAATACCTGATCTTGCGCCAATTGCACCAATGTATGAAGTACAACCATATGGTGCAACAGCACTAAATCCATTGCAAAATGCAATTCAGCAAGAGATTGATCGGCGTAAAGCTGCTGGAGGCAGACGATGACTGGCGATTTAAGTCAATTCAGTTATGACGAGTTGGAGGCCATCCAAAAGGGTGACTTTTCAAAATTATCAACTGAAAAATTGGAGGCATTGAAACAGGTTGCTGGTGGACTTCCAACGCAGCAACCTGTGTCTCCAGTCACACCAATACCTGTAACAGTTGCGCCACCAGCACCAACTCAGCGTTTGCGGTCTATGGCACAAGGTGCAACATTGGCAGGTGCTGATGAGGCAGAAGCGTATTTGCGTTCATTGACAGGTGAGAATTATGAGTCTGCATTGGCTGACATCAGATCAAAAACAAAGGCATATCAACAAGAGCGTCCATTTGAATCACTTGGTTATGAGGCTTTAGGAGGATTGATTCCAACTGCCGCCGTGACATTGGCTACTGGTGGTGCGGCTGCACCAGCAACAGCGCCTGTTGTGGCCAAAACAACCACTGATGTGATTAGGGGTTTGCTTAGTACATCTGCTCTTGGCGGTATATATGGAGGCACAACCGGATTCATGTCTGGTGAGGGCGATATCTACAATCGTTTAGCAAAAGTGCCTGGCGGCACTTTGACAGGTGCTGCTGTTGCGCCAGTAGTAAAGACGGCTATTACTGGAACTGGAATGCTTGTTGATAAGGTAACAGACTTTGCACGCAGACTTGCTGGTGGCCGTGGCGCAAAAATCGTTGAAACTGAATTGCAGCGTTTAGCTGGTGACACTGGACTCACCACAGACGAGATCATTGACCGCATTGCTCGCGGTGAGATCATGGCTGAAAATTCAACATTGCTGGCTGCTGTGCGTGGTTTGTATGCTCAAGGAGGTAAGCCAGCAACCACACTGATGTCATCTCTGACGCGCAGACCCGAAGAGTTACGCACCTCAGTATTGACAGATATGCAAAAGACATTGGCCGGTCAAGAGGGTAATGTCTTGGCTCAATTCAAATTGAATGACAAGCAGTTGAAACAACTTGAATCTGAGGCATACAAAGATGCTTTTGGAACTGGTGGCGTTATTGATTCGACATTACTGCAAAGCGTGACAGACGCTCTCAAGCGTTCACCGTCAGCAGTTAAAGACATCAACGACATCTATGTCGCACAGACAGGTAAAAAGCCATTCTTCTCATTTGATAAAGATGGCAATATCAATTTCAATCGCACGCCAACTTTGGAGGATGCCGAAGTAATTCGCCGTGGTATTCAGACATCAGTAGATCAGGCATATCAAAGTGGCCGTGGCGGTGTTGGAGGCGCTCTCAAAGATGTTGAACTGGCATTGCGTGATGCAATAGACACATCATCAAAGAAACTCGCTGATGCCCGTTTGCAGGCTGCTGTAAGACGCACGGCAAAAGATGCATTCGATGATGGCCGCAAGGTATTTGGAAAGACCGCAGATGAGGTGGCGATCTTGGTTGATGAGTTGTCACAAAAGCCTGGCGCGTTGTCCGCATTCCGAGCAGGAACTATGGATGCCATTCGCAACAAAATGACAACTGGCACACGCACATCAATGATGGCAAATCTGGCCAATGAGAACTCTAAAGAGGGTTTGATTTTGCGGACGATCTATCCTGGCGATGAACTGGATGGCATCTTGCAACGCATCAATACTGCGGCTCAGTCTCAGGCCGCCAAGAATTACATACTTGGTGGCTCTACAACTGCGCCGACATTGTTGCAGGCGGCTCGCACTGGAATGAATATCTCTGCTGAAGAAATCGCAAATGTGATGACAGCAAATCCTGTAACGATGGCCGCATCAGCCGTGAATATTGTCAAGAAGGTTGCTACACAGCAAAACAAAAACATGACAGAGGCGCAGCGTGACATGGTTGCAAAAATACTTGTCTCTGAAGACCCAAATCTTGTACGCCGTGCATTGACTGATGAAAGTGCATGGGCATTGGTACAGAAAAAAATCAATGACTTTTCGCGCTTTGCCGGAAAGACTGTCCCATACAGTCTGACAGGTGTTGCGGCAGGCCGAGTGCCAGGCGCGTTCCAGTAAGGACAATAAATCATGGCAAAAGAAACTGGATTACTTGGCGATGTCTTAGGCTATCTACAAGACCCAAATCGCACGCAAGCACTGCAAGGAATTGGCGGTTTATTGCAGTCTGGCGTGTCAAGTATTGAGGAATCTCAAAACAAATGGCGATCATTGAATGCTCGCGCATTTGCTGATAAAAAGAATCCAATGAAAGTCACAGATCAAAAGGCTTTCGATGAATTGGTCAATATGACAATGGAAGGTCCAATGTCATTTGCGCCTGCTGGCATCACTAAAAAAATTGCCACCGTGATGAATCCAGAGCGCATTGCTTTCCCAGATATTTATAAAAATCCGCGTGAATTGGTGCAAGAAGCCACAAGCCGTGTTGCTACAGAAAACCCTCTGATGAAACAATTGTTTGGCGTGACCAGACAGGACTTATTTGACATCTCTCAGCAAGGCACTCGCGCTGGAAATATCACTGATGTACCGTTTAGAACTGCCGCCAATCCTAAAGGTGCAAAGCACGCGCCACAGGTTATGAATCCGCGCAATGTGCAGCGTTTGCAGGACATTGTGGCCGAGGCAAAACAACAACCTGAACTGTACAAAGGTATGGCCTCTTGGTACACCATGGACCCGCTATATCAACGATTTGTTGATATCTATGGACCTGATCGGGCTATTGGTGAGTACAACAAATTCAACACGCTGACAGGGATGTCGAGTCCTGGTAGTGAAGTGCTCACCGAATTGAATCGTGGCACTGCCGCCAACATGATGGACACATTGGGAAGATTTGAAGACTTCCGAACCTTTGGCGGTATCTCTGAAACAAAACGAGGAAAGAATTTCCCACCAGAATTGGCTGGAGTGATCGGCCATCCATATCACAGCACCGCGCAGGCCGGTCCAATGGGTAAGTATCTGCAAACCGGTTTGCTTGATGAGATGAAGTCAGCAAAAGTACCAAGTTATATCCATGCATCTGGTGTGCCAGAGACAGGCTTTCAAACGCAATGGCCAGTTGGGGACGCACACTGGTCACGCTTGGTAGGTTTGCCTGATGTGCGTGGTGCGACAACTTCTAAGGGTGTTCCAACAATTCCAAAGGCCAGCGCGTCAGTGCCTGAAATGGTTGCGCTTGGACCATGGTTCAATCAGAAAGTGGCGCAACCTATGGGACTTGAGGCAGTACCTGCCCAAGCTGTTATTTGGGGCGCTGGATCAGGCGCAACTGGAGTTACTTCACCTATTGGTGCGCCAAAACTAGAACTACTGGCGCAGCAGATTGGCGAAACAGCAACTCGATTGGGCATATCTCCTGAGAGCGCCAGAGATTTAATCATCAGTGGTAAAGAATATGCTGGTGGAATTACCAAAGGTGGCATCCTGAGAAAAGAAGATTATTGATCTTCATCAAGCCAATCAATAATTTGATTGATGGCCTCCTGCGCTGACGGTGTTTCACCGGATGCAACTTGTACTTCATTTGCCTCATCAAGCATTTCAATCAGGAATGCTTTAAGTTTTTCTTTGTCAATCATCACTTATCTCCAAACAGTGCAGCCACCAGCGGATCGCGCCGTGGCTTTAATCTCTTACCTCTCTCACGCGCCAAGCGGAAAGCCTTATCGTCCAATGACTCACGCGCTCTGAATCGGCGCAGTCTCTCCACAGGTGTCAGCGGTGGTGGTTTGACAGCATCAGTGCCGATGCCATAGCGATACACCGCCACCAGCACATTACCTGATCTGCGCCACTCTTGGATGTGGACAGTTCCAGCGAGTCGTAGACGGTTGATCATCTGCTGTGCTGACCTCTCGGTGCAGTAGACCTTGGTGGCCAGCTCTGGCGCTGTGCAGGCTGTGCGTTGCAGCAAATCAATTACCTTGGGAAGTCTTGCGGATTTCATGCTCGCGCCTGTCGTGTCTGTCTGCCTCTTCCCTGTCGGTGAACATCTTGCCGCAGATGCTGCAACGGTAGATTTTCCCTACCGTCACAATCGTTTGACGATCTCCTCGCAGGCCGTGTTGCTTGCCAGACATGGTGCGGATTGTTTCAATCATGCCTGTAACCTCTTTTCAGCACTCTGAATTAAATATTCCCGCAACCAGACTGACCCGCCAAGTTTGCGCCATTCTTTGAATTGCTCTCTTGTCAGACGCGCACCAACGATTTTCGGATTGGTGGTTAACTCTGATTTAGGTCTGGGCATTCACTTGTCCTCGGTCTGATCCAGCAATACTTTGATGACGCACATCAGCACCACAATTGCAATGGCAATGCCAATGAGTCCCATCAGCAGAAAATTGATTATTGTTTCCATCGAACTCCTCCGAGTCAAAGTAAAAGAGTGCCAGCACCGCCAGCACCAATAAAATTATTTTCTGAATCACTTCTGAACCGCCAGTAATTCCATTTCGACATCTTTCACACGGTCACGCAAGATGCTGACCTCATGCTCAAGCTCGGCGATCTTGCGTTGCATACGCTCGCGGGTCATGTTCTCGGCGTGCGCCCATCCGATGAGCGTACCCTCGGTCACCGCCTTGCGTGCAAAGGTCTTGAAGTCCTCGCGGGAGAGGAATGATGCACCAACTTCCGGAGATGGCAAAAAACGGTTTACTGCGCGGTCAATTTCCATTTGCATTGTTTGGGACATGATTTTCTCCTTTGGGTTGATTCCAAGCCGCAACAAGTGCGGCAACGTTATAAGGTGTGCGTGTGACTGTGGACAGGAATAAGCCCTTGCCGCGCTGTTTGCGCCCCCATGCATCCTTGGCATTGGTGTTTCGCAAATCATTGCGCTTGACGGCGGCATAGACCGC